GTCTTCGGCAAGCAGCAGCAGCACTTGAACAACCAGAACAGCTGATGTTGATTAACGATTGGTGGTTTAGAGCCCCAATCGTTAATCATTCAATACTGTGGCAGAATGCAAGAAGCTGGCCCACACCCTGGCACCTATTAAACAACAATGGCTATTGTGAACTTGCAAGAGCCCTGGGTATAGTGTATACTATAATGCTAGTGGAAAATTACACAGATTTAAAAATCATACAGACAACACAAGACAATTTAGTCCAGGTCGATCATGGGAAATATATATTGAATTGGGCACCGGGCGAGATGTTAAATACCCACTCAACACCAATCCCCACTGTTAAGAACATGATCGACAGTTCTGAATTAGAAAGTTTTTTACAATAAGCGACACATGACAATTCAAGTACAAAAAAGAAGCGGTAATCGTGAGCCTCTGAATATCGACAAATGGCAAGCACAAATTACCAAGGTCTGCAGTGGCACAGCAGATGTAAGTCAAAGCATGATAGAAATCAAAAGCCAACCACATTTTTATGATGGTATTACCACCAAAGAAATTGATGAAATTACTCTACGTGCCATAGTCGACCTAATTGACGTAGAATCAAATCCTGATATTGGCAATGTCAATTATCAATACGTGGCAGGCAAGCAACGTTTATCAATGCTACGCAAAGATGTATATGGGTCCTATGAACCTCCTCGCCTGTACGAAATCGTATGCAAAAATGTAGCAGCAGGTGTATATACTAGCGAACTATTGACTTGGTATACCGAAGATGACTGGAATCGCATGGATGACATCTTGGATCATGCCAAAGATGAACAGTATGGATATGCTGCAATTGAACAGCTGATCGAAAAGTATCTGGTACGCAATCGTACTACAAAAGAAACTTACGAAACTCCACAAGTTCGTTACATGGTAGCTGCGGCAACAGTCTTTCACAGTGAAGAGCCTGGCTCGGCTCGTATGAAATACATCAAGGAATATTATAATGCGGCGTCTGACGGTCTTTTTACTCTTGCCACTCCTGTTCTGGCCGGGTTGGGAACTCCAACTAAACAGTTCAGTAGTTGTGTTCTTATTCGTAGTGATGACAATCTTGATAGCATCTTTGCTTCAGGAGAAATGATGGCCAAGTATGCCGCTAAAAGAGCCGGCATTGGTCTTGAGATTGGACGCCTACGTCCACTCGGCGCACCCATTCGCGGCGGCGAGATTCAGCACACAGGCATGATTCCATTCTTGAAGAAATGGTTTGGTGACCTACGTAGTTGCAGTCAAGGAGGTATTCGTAATGCAAGTGCTACAGTTTTTTATCCTATTTGGCATTACCAGTTTGATGATCTTATTGTCCTTAAGAACAACCAAGGAACAGAAGAAACCCGAGTCCGTCATATGGATTATGGGGTTGTGCTTAGTGCTTTCTTCTGGAAACGATTTAAAAACAAAGAAAACATAACTTTCTTTGACCCCAACGAAGTGCCTGACTTACATCAAGCGTTCTACAGCAACACAGCTCGGTTTGAAGAGCTGTATGTTAAGTACGAAAAGCGTAAAGATCTACGCAAGAAAACAATATCAGCTGAAGAAGTATTCAAGTCAGGCCTGCTTAAAGAGCGTACAGACACAGGACGTATCTATCTTGTGTTTATTGACAATGTAATGAATCAAGGTCCATTTGATCCTGAGTATCATACAATCTTCCAAAGCAACTTGTGCTGTGAAATTTTATTGCCTACTGTGCCATTCCAAAGACTTGACGACGATAAAGGTCGCATTGCTCTGTGTACATTGGGTTCTATCAACTGGGGTGCATTCCGTAATCCGGAAGATATGCGTCGTGCTTGTCGCATCTTGCATCGCAGCCTAAACAACATCTTAGACTATCAAGACTTCTTGTCAATCCAAAGTAAACTAAGCAATGATGAAATTCGTCCGCTGGGTATTGGTATTACCAACTTGGCTTACTGGCATGCTAAACGTAGCCTCCAGTACGGCGATGCAGATGCATTAGCTGAAGTTAAATCTTGGATGGAGCATCAAGCTTTCTATCTGACAGAAGCCAGTGTAGAGCTGGCAGAAGAACGCGGCAAGTGCTTGGGTTCAGACCAAACACGCTACGGACAAGGCAAGTTTCCTTGGGAATTACGTGCTGCTGGTGTCAACGAGCTGACAGACTTCGCCGCAGAACTTCCTTGGGAACCCCTGCGTGAACGCATGATCACATCTGGAGTACGTAATGCTACGCAAATGGCAATTGCACCTGTTGAATCCAGCTCAGTTGTTATCAACAGTACCAACGGTATTGAATTTCCCATGAGCTTGATTACTGTTAAAGAATCAAAAGCTGGATCCTTGGTACAGGTTGTTCCGGAATACCAAAAGCTAAAGAATCGGTATCAGCTGATGTGGGAACAGAAGGACTGTGACGGCTACTTAAAGACTGCGGCTGTACTTGCAGCTTACGTTGATCAAAGTATCAGTACTAACACATTCTATAATCCTGCACACTTTCCTGGACGCAAAGTCCCAACAACTTTAATTGCCAAGAATTTGATGCAAGCACACCAATGGGGCATTAAAACTTTCTACTACAGCCTGATCAACAAACAAGGTAGTAAGGCCGCGCCAGAAGCCCCAGATACGCCACTTGAACAGATTGATTTTGATGATGAAGAATCATGTGAGTCGTGTAAACTCTAGTATGAATAGTATACCTGCATACGTTTATTATATCAAGCATCTTCCTACAGGAAAGTTTTATTACGGATCTAGATATAAGCATATCGATAAGGGTATACTTCCGGAGCAAGACTTATGGAATAATTATTTTACATCTTCGAACGAAATTAAGAAATTAATCGAAGATACTAGCACTAGTTCGTTTGAATATAAAATAATCTATACTGATCCTGATTCGGATAAATGCTTTATCTACGAACAAACTCTTATTAAAGACAACATTGGTGATCCTTTGTGCATAAACAAACGATACTTTGATTCATCGAAAGGAGTAACAGTATTTTGCACATACGGTAAAACATTATCGAGTAAAGGCAAGTCTAAGAAAGAATCCACAAAAGAAAAGATGCGTAAGCCAAAAAGTCTGTTACATAGAGACAATATTAGCAAGGCACAACTAGCCAATGGCGGTAACGGACCGGCTAACCATACAGAAGAATCAAAAAGTAAAACTAGAGAAACAATGAAATTAAAGCCACCAAGGCCTACTAAAACTTGTCCGCATTGCGGTAAAGAGGGCGGGGCAATAACAATGCCGCGTTGGCATTTTGACAACTGTAAGGAAAAACAATGAGTAATGCACAATACGATTTATCTAAAAAGACAAATTATCTTCAACGAAAAATGTTTTTAGATCCCGAAGGCCCAGTAACGGTACAAAGGTTCGAAGAAACCAAATATAATAAGATTGCCGATTTTGAAAAAACACAAAGAGGTTTTTTCTGGGTTCCTGAAGAAATCAGTCTAACTAAAGATGCAGCCGATTTTAAGGATGCTAGCGATGCCGTAAAGCATATTTTCACTAGTAACTTATTGAGACAAACAGCCTTAGATAGTATACAAGGAAGAGGTCCAGTACAAATCTTTTCTCCGGTAGTTAGTCTACCCGAACTTGAAGCGTTAGTATTAATATGGTCGATGTTTGAAACAAATATTCATAGTCGCAGCTACAGTCACATCATCCGCAACATCTACAATGTGCCCAAAGATGTGTTTAACACAATTCACGACACAGAAGAAATTGTTGGTATGGCAAGCAGCGTGGGCAAGTACTACGACTATTTGCATAGATTAAACTGTCGCAAAGAACTCAACCCTGATAATGTCTACCAAGATGAACACATCAAAGCAATTTGGTTAGCACTACATGCCAGCTATGCACTGGAAGCATTTCGCTTTATGGTCAGCTTTGCTACAAGTTTGGCCATGGTAGAGAATCGTATCTTCATTGGCAATGGCAATATCATCAGCTTGATTCTACAGGACGAATTGCTACACAAGGGCTGGACAGCTTTCTTGATCAATCAGGTTGTCAAAGAAGATTCGCGCTTTGCACAAATCAAAACCGAATGCGAAGCAGAAGTGTATGAGATCTACAAAGATGTTATCCGCGAAGAAAAAGAATGGGCCACTTACCTGTTTAAAATGGGTCCAGTGATTGGGCTTAACGCCAACATTCTAAAAGACTTTGTAGACTACACAGCAGTAGATGCACTGAAACAAATTGGTATCAAGTATCAAGGCACAGCACCGCGTACTACTCCAATCCCGTGGTTCAACAAGCATACAGATATCAGCAAGAAGCAATCAGCATTACAAGAAACAGAATCAACGAATTATGTAATTGGGGTGATGGATTCAATTATCAACTACGATGAACTTCCAAATATTTAACAAGGAGAAAAATATGAAACTAACAATCTATACACGAGATAATTGTCCTTACTGCGATCAAGCCAAAACGCTATTAGAAATTCGCGGAATAGTGTATAATACAATTAACTTAGAACAGCAACCAGAAGCCCGTGAATTTTTAGTAGATCAAGGCCTGCGTAGTGTACCACAGGTCTTCAATGGCACAACACTTATTCCGGGCGGCTATCAGGGTCTAGCTACTCAAACAGAAGAATTTTGGACCCAACTTAAAGGATAACAATGAACGAAGGCGAAATCAACACAATCAAACTTGCATCTGGTGAAGAAGTTGTGGCAAAAATTATAAAAATTGCAGACGGTATGTTGATTGTCAAACATCCAGTCAGTATCGGGCCTGGCCCCAACGGCGGTGCTCCAATGCTAATGCCCAGCATGTTTACTGCTGTAATGGACCAGGATGTGATCCTGTATGCATCAGCAATTTCGATGATTGCCCCCACTAGAGAAGATGTCAAAGTCTCTTACATTAAAGCAACTACCGGCATCGATGTGCCGGCTAAGAAATCAATTATTACAGGTTAAGGTTTACTGAATAAAAAGAACAGTCTATCTTGATCTTGTTTTACAGTTTCAAGTGTTAGATCGAACTTCTTAGCAAACTCATAAGCAATTTCAAAGGACCATGGAAATATTTCAACCCATGGTCCATTTTTATGAACATGCCCAGGGTTAACACGCATCCATAGCTTTCCACCTGGTGCCAGCAAATTAACTGTAGCACCAAATCTCAGTTCAATATCCTCTCGGCTGTTAAAGTTAATTGATCCCAGTGCAATAATATGATCGTATGATTCAGGCTCTACTCGATAATCCAAAATATCAACCTGAAAGTCGGCACAGTTATTATAAGGATCAATGCCTACCAAATTAGGAATACGTCCCTTAAAAGGATTGTATCCACAGCCTACATCCAATACCTTCTTTGGATCGGCACGGCAAATTTCTTCTGCAATACGATAGCCTGTCCATTGATACTGTTCTGTACGTGGCTTCCATACTTCCCCGAAGAACCACGTTAAGTAGCGTACATCAGTGCGTTCTACCAGATCACCAATGGTGCCTTCCAGTTCAACAGGCACCCCAAATACGGACTCTAATTTTTGTATCAGCTTCTTCTTACGTGCAGGCGTCCATGGCAAGTCATCCAATTTGCAATCATGTTTGATGGTATGCCTAACATACTCATACTTGTCAATATTGAAGGCTTCTTGCAAATTTTCTTCAATACACTTTAAAATTTTACTATTCATTAGTTTTTTCTCTAAAAAGGTAAATAAAATTACAAAGATGCAAAAAATTTTGTCGTCTTTGTTTTATTCAACTATATATCATTATATTTTCACGAGGAACAAAAATGAAACGTATTATCTCTGTGCTATTGCTAACTATAGCAATGGCACCAGCCTTTGCCTGGGAACCTACCAAGCCCATCACTGTTGTAATCGGCAACCCACCTGGATCCGGTAACGAAATAGCATTTAGAAAGTTGGCCAGTATTGTTGAAAAACAAAACCCAAAAATTAATTTTATCATTCAAAATCAACCTGGCGCAGACAGTGTGATTGCAATGAACAGTTTTGCTAAAGCAGCACCGGACGGATATACAGCTGCACTTCCTAGCCATATGAGTACATTTGTCACCAACGATATCTGGCAGAAGTCTGTTAAGAAATTCAATTATGACGAGTTTACTCCTGTAATGACAATTGGTAAGAGTCCGTTGGTTTTAGTAGCCCATGTCAAAAGCTCTGTAAATACACCCGAAGACTTTGTCAAGCGTATACAAGCAACAAAAGAACCTGTCAATGTGGCAATTGGTGGTGGCGCACATCGTACAGCATTTGAATATCTCATGTTTAAAAACAACGGAAATGCTGACATGGTCAAAACCATCAACTTCAACGGTCCGCTACAAGCAGTCACTAGCGTGGCCAAAGATGCAGGTGGTACTGAGTTTGGTATTATGCCAATTGCTGTAGCTAAACCCCTGGTCGAAGCCGGTAAGGTAAAGGCCATTGGATTCACTGGTACCCGCACAATGCCACAGTTTCCTGCTGTGCCCTTGCTGCAGACAGTGGCGCCAGGCATCGAAGTGTATGCTGCATGGGCACTTGTATTACCGTCCAATACTGCTCGGGAAATTGTTGATTGGTATTTGACACAGTTTGTACCGGCTGCACAAAGTAAAGAGTACCAAGAATGGATACATCAGCAGGTTGTATTTGTAGAAAACAAAGAATTAACACCTGCAGGACTTCGTAGACAAATGGAAACATTACGCAAGACTTTTATGCCGGTGTTGGAAACTGTTAAATTGGATTGATATGAAATATATTTTTATGGCTGGAGCACCCGGTAGCAAGTGGTCCAGCGTGGCCAAGAATATCTACTTTAGTGCCGACATTGATCGTTCTGATGCCAGCTCACAACGCGAGTACTGGCACGATGCATCTGGTGTTAATCAACTGATGCACATGGGTGCATACTTTGACCCAGGCATGGAAATGGATCTGAGTCAGCAAATGAACTTGGAATCCAAACAACATCTAGAAGAATTCTTTGATAGTGCATTTGATCCAGAGGGAACTGGTATTCGTATCATTAAAAGTCATATCTTCGCACATCATATCAACTTTATTAAAGAAACCTGGCCGGATTGTCCTATTGTTCTTGTACACAGACCCAACGATGCTTGCCTGGGTTGGTGGGTCAAGTGCGGGCATTTTGACATCACATACCCCAAGTACGACAAGTATTATGTAAATTTAAGAAATATGGCCGGTATTATTGCACGACAAAATGCCGATATACTAACAGCTTGGTACGATAATAATTGCTTTTTTATAGGCGACAATGTTACCTTGGCTGATACTCTGGGTATTGCTAGACCGCCTGAGGAGTATTATCAATCATACACCGCTGCAGACATTGAGGTAACAGTAATATGACGAGTGCATGGGATACAACTAAAAAACGCAGTAAATATCACTTTGATCATACAAAGTTTGATCCAACCCAAGATCGTGTAATCGCATTAGGGTTTATCGAACCTTGCTGGAACACGGAGTTAGCAGATATTGTAGAAAATTCTAAGGCAGCAACTTGGCGTACCAGAGGTGCAGTTGGTAAGTCACGTCCGGAGGCGGAATTGGCTGCAGAAGATTATGACTTAGAACGTGAAGGCTACGGTGCGGACTATGTTATCACCAATTTGAATTGGAACATTCCTCCGGTGCTGCAAGACATTGCAGATCAATTTGCCTTAGATGATGCAATGGTGCGTATACATGTTCAACAGCCAGGACAAGTGTGGAACTACCATTTAGACAAGCTGGAAAAATGGAATCCAGAAAACCCTGACTCAGTATTGCGTGTTCAAATACAGCTGACCGATTGGATGCCAGGACAGTTTTGGAACTATGGTAACTATCAACACAGTATGTGGCGTGCCGGCGATGTCACTACATTTGATTGGCAAAACATTCCACACGCCACAGCCAATGCCAGCCACGGACCCAGAGTTACTCTACAAGTAACTGGTATACGAACTCCGATAACTGATACTTACTTGCAAATGATTAAATAGGGTTAAATTCTCCAATAAATAATACACAGGAGATTATTATGCCAGCAGTAGCAAGACAAGGTGATGCCGGAGCTGTACATTGCAGTGGATATACAATTGCCACAGGATCTCCTGACGTTTTTATTGATGGCAAACCGGTGGCCAGAGACGGCGATTCTAGTACAGTGCATCAAAAGCCTTCTGGTAAAAAATGTGTTCCGCATGTGAGTAAAATTATTGCCACTGGTAGCAGTGTGTTTATAAATGGCAGACCTGTTGCAGTGATTGGTGATCGCCTGAGTGAATGCACACAAATAATACAAGGCAGCCAAAGTGTCTTTATTGGATAACAAATGAGCAACGGTCAATACAGTTCAGTAATGTTGATAGCCACAGATGGCCTGTTACAAAATCAAGGTCTATCTGTCAGCAGTAATTTAATCACAGCTATCACTGCTTATAATAGTACCACCGCTGTGAGCAAATATCTAGGCGTATTAGGCACAGCAGTTGGCAATGTAGGTGTGGCCAATAATCAAATTACTAGTGCAACCTTTAGTTCCTTACAAACCCTGGGTGCCAGCAATTTTCCTGCTATCACAGATGCGGTTCCTAGTAATTATGCAGCTAATTTAGCAATTGGCAACAGTGCCACTGGATTCAGCGGCCTGGTGACTACTCAAGCCTCACAGATATTGGGATCAGGAGATATTAGCATATTTGCTCAAGTCTATAATATATGCCAAGGTTACATATCGCAAAACAATCCCATCATTAACACAGTCAAGAACTCTTCAACATTGGCACCGACCTTTACCAGTATGAATAGTTTGAGCACAGGAGGAATCAGCGACATTAATCGCACACTCCCGGCCTTCGGCGAAGACCTGCTGAAACTGGGTCAGGCCTGGGATCTAACCAATTTGATCTACTATGGATTTCCATCTGCATTGTTGTTTCAAATGGCCAAGGCCGGAGGATTGTTGCCAGAATTCACTGCCAAATTAGATGCTGCTGGCCTGTCCACAGAAGAGTTGAATACCATACTGACAGACACCAGTGCCACAACTCAAGCAGAAGGCATCATTTATCAAGCAATGTTGGACACCACTGGCAGCACATTGGATCAGGTCAAGACCATTCTGGATGTGACCACACTCAACTTGACCACCATGGCTGATCTTCTGAATCCGGTCAAGACCTTGCCCAACAGCTACCAGCAACTGACCATACAGGCACCCACAGGTGGCGGACCAATTCCGGTGACCATATCTCTAACCAACATCTACGGTGCGGCCGCCACAGTAAACGCAGTGATATTGCCCATGTTCATCAACGACGAAGCCTACAATGAACTGGCCAAGATTATTCCATCAGATCAGGCCTTGGCCAACAGAGCTATTGGCAACAGTCTAGGTCAGGTCAAAAACATATCACAACTGACGCTTCCAGCCTTTACTACAGCTGTTCGTGCCATAGAAATCAACACAGGGCTAGGCGATATAAATGCATTGACTCAACCTGTGCCCACCAGTGTCAGCAGCAACTTAAATACCTTGCTGGCCACAGGAACAGGTCCAAACGGCACATTAACCCTGTTTGACTTTATGGGTACCATAACCGGCATACCTTACACAGAAGAATTTACGGCTGCAGCCAACACTATCAACAACATGCAGGCTGCTAACACATTGTACTACCTGTCTGATTCTACCGATGGGGTGTTTACTGTTATGCAAAACACACTTGACGGTGATTACGGAAACGTAATAGATCCAGGACCGCCGGTTATAATAGATATTGTTATTCCAGGCGGCCTGCCTGGAGCTGGTACATACGCCAATTTAAATGCTGCATTCAGTACCGGATTAATTCCGGCTGCGGCCAACTTGATAGCCAACGTGGTCACTGCCAATCCGGGAAATGTCACCAGTTTGAACAGCAATTTCTCAAACATGGCAGCACAGTTGTCAGCAGAAACAACCAATTTGGCATTGGCACAAGTAAATTTTGCTGACATTACCGGCAACAGTCGCAGCAGTGTCATGAGTCTGGCCAGCAATCTACAACAAATTGGCAAGGATGTTGCACCACAAGGGCAAGCTGAATTCTTTACTGCCATTGCCAACACACAAAACATCTACGGTCAGGCCATAGAAAGCAGTTTCAGAGAAGGACGCAACATTGCTGCTCTAAATGATGCGGGTATCGGAATGGATTCTCAAATATCAGGCAGCAGTGCATAGGTTGACCAATAACACAATCACAAGTACAATCTGTGTATGGTTATCAAATAGGAAATTTTCATGGATCTTAAACGATATAGAGTGCGCATTGAAGTAGGTGAATACTATGGCGGCGGCACAAATGGTGCGTGGACTTCCAGCAGTGACAAGGTGTTCTACACCGAAGTACAGGCACGTTGGCCACAGGATGCTGTAAACATGTGCGAAGCACAGTATGGTGGGCAAGAACGTTGTCGTGTCACCTACTTGGGTGAAGCTTGATTTGTTGCAAAAAAACAACACAAATTTGCCCCAGTTTTGGGGCTTTTTTGTGGTTTTTTGGGTGATTTTGGTAGACCAGAAACTGCCCAAATGCTATACTAGTTTTATAGTAGCAAAACGGAGCAACAAATGAAAGTTAAAGTCACCCCAGTCAAGCGTACTGCAATGCAGTACGTCCTGCCCCAAACAGCAGAAGCCTGTGCGGTCCGTGCAGAACTTCGTGTTAAACTAACACAAGCTCTGGAAAAGGGGCGTGACGTGTTTAGTCCCTACAACACCAGCAACAGCTAGGTTGACCAGAAATCCCAAATCGGCTATAATGTTTATATACTAGCAAAACGGAGAAGTAAATGGATGCTTATTGGTTTTATGATAATGACACAGACGAATATGTGCGTGTGCCCGCAGCTGACGAATTGGCCTAAAAGGAAAACAAATGACCACAGCAACTTACCAAGCCCTAACCGAGCAAGAAAAGCGTGAAGTGCGTATGTTTGGCGTGACCGAAGCCGGCATGCGTGAAGCAGTAGAGTCCAGCTCTACTTTTAAGTTTTCCGGACCTGCCATGGTGGCGGCCGGCATGTTATCGGATGCACAAGAGATGGTTTCTTATGGCCCGTATGACGGCGACACTCTGGCCAACCTGTTGGAAGACCAGCGTCAGCTGTTGAACCGTGCCAAGTTCGTCCTGTTTGAATACTTTCCAGATCGGAGATAACATGATTGAATTTACCTTAGAGCAAGTCCGTGCTATCCACCTAGAAGCTACCATGTCTGCAAAAGCAGCTGAACAGAGGTTTCGTGAACAACATGGCGAGCCTGGCTATTGTGGTTTTGCCTGGGTCAATGTTCCGGTCAAGGCCAGTACTAAATTAGGCCGTGCTCTTAAAGAAGTAGGTTTCCGTAAGAGCTATCACGGTGGCTTGGACTTGTGGAACCCAGGCGGTAGTTTTACGCAAAGCATGGATATCAAAGAACACGGTGCTGTGGCTTATGCTCGTACCCTGGTGCAGTATGGTATTGATGCACATATGTCAAGTCGTGCAGACTAACAAGGAATTACTATGAAACCGGTATGCCCACATTGCAAGACCCAACTAAAACCTTTCCGTTTTGAAGGCTACTACGATTCGTTCTCAGGCTGGTTTTGCAAGTGCAAGCAGATACCAAGTCAGTCAAAATGTCCGGCAGCTATTCTGGTTCGCTAGATCCGCACTACGAAGAAGTCATGGAGATAAAATGATTATTAC